AAAGTTTCTTGAGTTTCGTGTTGACTTTCTTAATGAAGAGTTAGAAGAAACTCGTAAAGCTGTATCTGAATATGATGCAGAAGAGATTGTAGATGGATTAATTGACCTATGTGTTGTAGCTATCGGTACGCTTGATGCATTTGGAGTTGACCCTTATAAAGCTTGGGACGAAGTACTCAAAGCAAATATGAACAAAGAAGTCGGTGAAAAACCATCTAGACCAAATCCACTTGGAGTACCCGACTTAATTAAACCAGACACATGGTATCCACCCTCACATGAAGGTAACCATGGAAAATTTTCAGACATTAAAGGAGAATAAGAATGAAAGAACTATTAGTAAATGCGCTAATCGCTAAGTATCAAGCATCTATTGCAGAACATACAGCGAATATCGCTATCTTTTTAGAAAATGGAGTTGGAGTAGCAGAACATCCTGGTACTATTGAAACTCTTGATACTGAAGTAGCTAAGTTAGCAGAAGCTGAAGATAAGCTTCAAACTGTAAAGCAATTCAGTGCACCAATTCCACCAAAGGTTGTATAAAATACAAATATTGGTTGACAAACACACATTAGTGTGTTATAATAATACTTTAAATTATGACAAAAGTGAGTAAAACTATGGCACGAGAATCAGTAAATGTATTGCAAGAATGCATTGACTTACAAGAAAAAAAATCTCGTGATTATCAGAATCCTAATTCGTCTGTTTCCCAAGCAGACTATTACCCCAATGGCATCACAACAATCCATGACATCATGCACGCTAAAATGCTCCGCATGAAATCAGTCATGGAAGCCATGCAATCTGATGATTACGAACCAAACTTTGAATCTCTTGAAGATTCAGCAAAAGACTTAATTAACTACTCGAGTTTCTTTGTAGCTTATGCTAGACAGATGATTCCTGGGCAAGACCCTCGAGCAGACGCATTCAACAGGAGAAATAGAGATGAGTAATATTATTATACCTTCAAGCGAAGAAGATAAAAAACGCATACGTGGAGCATTTGAAGAAATCAGTAATTCATTTGTACGAATTGAAGCAGAAAGAGCATTCCAAAAAGATGCTATTGATGCACTAGCTGACGATGTTGATATCCCAAAAGGAACACTTCGTAAAGCTGCAAGAGTATTTCACAAACAAAACATTAACTCAGTTGTAACTGAAGTTGAAGATATGGAAGCGTTGCTGGAGAGTATTTAATGTTGACAGTTGGTAACATAAGACAACTAATCATTGATAAGTACCTTGACGAAGATTTTGTAATCGACAGAACAGGTGCTAAAACTATTGAAATCATTGGTGCAACATTTGTTGCTGACCAAGATTATGTTATTCGTAAACCTGCTTACGCTTATATCGAGCGTGAATTAGAGTGGTACAAATCTCAATCCCTTAATGTAAACGATATCCCAGGAGAAACTCCTCAGATATGGAAAGACATTGCATCGACAGAGGGCCAGATTAATTCTAATTACGGCTGGTGCATTTATTCTGAAGATAATGGTAACCAATATAAACATGTATTGCGTGAACTGAAGAGCAATCCAAATTCCCGTAGAGCCACTATGTTATACAATAGGCCTTCAATGCATTTGGATTACAATCGTGATGGTATGTCAGATTTTATGTGTACATATGCAAATACTTTTTATATTCGCGATGGTCAACTTGAATCTCATTACTTGATGCGTTCTAACGATGCAGTCTTTGGTTACAATAACGATGTTGCATGGGCAAAACATGTTCAACAAGAATTGGCGAATGACTTAAATGTTCAAGTCGGCAATATCTTTTGGACAGCATCCAACTTTCATGTTTACGAAAGACACTTTAATTTCATTGAGGAATTAATGAATGGCTGATAAATGGGATATTAGATTTCTAAGATTAGCAAAAGAAGTTTCAACTTGGAGCAAAGACCCATCTAAACAAATAGGTGCTGTCTATGTTGTTAATCGTAGAATCGTATCTACAGGTTATAATGGCTTTCCACGAGGTATCGACGACACAGAAGAGCGATACAATAACAGAGAGCTTAAGTATGAGTTAGTATCTCATGCAGAAATGAATGGCATATACAATGCTACAGCTCACGGTCAATCTCTTAATGGTGCAACTGCATATGTTTGGGGATTACCTATCTGCCACGAATGTGCAAAAGGTATCATTCAAGTTGGTTGTTTAAGAGCTGTTATGGCAACGGAAGATGTACCAGATAATTGGAAAAGCTCCTTTGCTAAAACATCTGACATGTTTAAAGAAGCTGGGATTGATTGGAAAATCATTGAAGCCAGCAAATTACTTTGAAAATTTTCATAAATAATTGTGTACATTCTAATAAAAACATGTTATAATATACAATTAAAAGGTAATATATTATGAGTAAAATTGAAAAGAACCTTGTGTTCCAAGTCCAAATAAAGCCCAATGGCGGTCGCTCAGAAGGTAAGAAAAAATTCCATTACGCCCAAGACTTATATGATTACTCTACTTTAAGAGCAAAGGCTTATGCTGAAAAGAATGGAGCAGAGTATTTTCGTTTAACAACTGACGAATGGTTGGGTGGACAATATTCACCTGCATATCATAAGCTTTATATTTACGAACTATTCGAGCAAGGGTACGATAAAATTATGTATTTGGATAGTGATGCTATTATTACTAAAATTTGTCCTAACTTATTTGAGAACGATGAATTTTCAGCAATGATGGATTACGGCTATAATACAGAAGCTGCTGCAGCAAAACAAAAAAGATTTAACGATCGCTTAGGAATACCAGATGAGCATATATACTTTTGCTCAGGTACAGTTTTATTTGATAGAAAATATTACGAAGCGACTAAAGACCACTGGAAAGCACAATTAGTTGTGCCTCAACCACAGCATGACCAATCATTATTTAATGTTTTAGTTGGTAACCACTATGGTGAATACACAAACATAAGTAATGAGTGGGGTCACTGGGGCAAGAAAGGTAAATACATTCAGCATGTAACTACTGCTGGAGGTACTAAAACTTTCGATGAACAGAAATTTTTGGACTGGGAATCCAAACTATAGAATGGAGAATTATTGATGAAAATTTTAATTACTGGGTGTAATAAAGAGCAGTGTACCAAAGACTATTATCTTGGTAAAGAGCTCAAAATATTAAACTCACATTACAGTTTAATTCGTTGCCTTGAAGATATGGGCCATGAAATTGAACAACGAACAATTAGTATTGGAGAAGACCTTAGCGGATATGATAAAGTTATCATTTATCTTTCATCTGTTAAATCTTTTGCTCACCATGCTTTTGATGCATTATATGCACTAACTGCAAGACCTGATGCAATTCTTGCTAACGATGATTGGCAAGTACGTGAAGTATTTACCTCGTTTAAATTATACGAAGAAAATCTTATTAAGCATAAAGCTTCAGGTAAGCCATTCTATGATTATGGAACAAATACTTATCTTGCAAATCTATATAAAGGTGATACACCACTTGAAGATATGGGTAAACATATCGACACGTTTATTGAAGCATGTCAAATAGTAAATCGTAAAACTAGTAAACTGATTTTATGTACATTTGCAGGTGGTGAAAACGAGTTATTTAAGATTGACTACAAAGGTGAGATTATTAATTATAATCCAAACCCTTACAATCTCAATCGTAGACCTGAAAACAATTATGGTGAGGATGTTGGATTACTTGGATTCTTTGATGATGAGCCAATTATTCTACCACCCGATGAAAAGAAACATAGGTGGATATTCTCATCTATTGTACAAAGTAAAACTATGGGTTGGTTCAACAAACAGAAACCAACATGGGATGTATTAAACTTTGGCCCAAGACGAGAAACAAAACAAACTAAAGGCATTGAAACATATAGAGTGAAAGAGCCTGAGATGTGTAAGATTTATAATGAGAACTGGGGTTGCATGATGCCTGAATATTATCATGCAGGTTCTGGTTGGTGGCGTTCTCGTGTTCAACAAGTTGCTGATGTAGAGTCAGTGCTCGTATGTTCAGATGCAGAAGGTAAAATTTACGGGGAGGCATATGTTGGAAATACTATTGAAAGTGTTGAGAATATGTCTATTGAAGAATTAACAAAACTGGGTAAGGCTCAAAAAGAATGTCTTTATGATAACCACCCACTAGATAAGGCGACACAAAGAAGTGAGCTTTTAGGAGTAGTAGAATGAAACATGCAGGAATTATCCCATTAATTGGAGGGGAGATATTAGCATCTGATGAAGCTTACGGACAGAAGCCTGAGTATTTAATGACATACGGCGGATTTGAAGGTAACGAAAAGCATTTGCTGAATTATTATAAAGAACATGACCATGATGTTCCATATCACGTTATTGATGGTGATAATGCACCTAAGCGATATAAGAAAGTTGATGTGGTATCATCGGTATGTCCTTGTGCAGGATTAAGTAGTTATCATAATTCTTATGGTGAAGAAAATCCAAATAACCAATGGTTAGAAAAATCTACAAGATTCGTATTAAATGAAATTGGTCCTAAAGTATTATGGGGTGAAAACGCTCCTGCTCTTGCAACCAATGTCGGCGCATTTATGAAAAAGAAACTAATGGAGATTGGGCAAGAAGCTGGTTATAATATGACCATCTATACTACTAAAACATTATTGCACGGTAATCCTCAAGTTCGTAGACGCTCATTCTATTTCTTTTGGAAAAAAGATGTATTTAATAATAAGGTACCAACGTTTGAGTATTTTGATAAACCAATGCCAACCATTACTGACTTATTAATGGAATCAAAATCTAATTTCCAAACAGAAGCAATTAATAAGCGTATTCCATCACAAGACGACCCTTACTACAAATACTTATTAGAAGAACTTAAGGGCGGAATGACTCATAGTGATTTTGCAGCAGAATTAAGAGAAGACGAAACATTTACAAGAGCATCATTTAATATTGAAAGTGAAATCATACATCACTTTGGTAAAAACTATGCTGAAGTAGCTGAATACATGAAAGGCTTAGGACTTGATAGAGAAGCTGAAAAGTGTATGAGACGATATGAAAAACTTAAAGCTGGAGGTGGTGTAATGTGGCGAGGAACAGTAGTTCCAGTTAGATACATCGGAGCTTTCGTAGTACATATGCCACATGTTCTCACGCATCCTGTTGAAGATAGATATATAAACATAAGGGAAGCAATGAACATCATGGGGCTTCCACAAGATTATGAACTACTTGACCCAGAAAAAAGCATCAATCATATCTGCCAAAATGTACCTTACAAGACTGCAAGGGATATGGCTCGTCAAGTTAAAAAAGCAATAGAGAAAAAATTACCGATGGAAGATGCTACATTCTTATACCAAGACAATTTGTCACAGCGTATTCGTGATAGCCATTCATCTATAGATATAACTGAGTTTATGACATGAAAAAACATTTAGTACTTGACTTTGAAACAATGGGGACTGAACCCACAACATGTGCAGTCGTTGATTGTTCTGTAATGATTTTTGATTGGGATAATTTTACAACCAATCCTTATACACCTGCAGACATTAACAAGACTCGACGCTTTAAACTTAATGTTGCAGAACAAGTCAAAGACTATGGATATAACATTGAAGAAGATGTTATTAAGTTTTGGCAAGAGCAATCTAAAGAAGTTCGTGATAAAGTTAAACCATCACAGCAAGACCTTACAGTAAAAGAGTTTGTATCCAACTTTCACAATTTAGTTGTTGACGAAAACATCGGCCATTGGTGGACTCGAGGAAATGCTTTTGACCCAATTATTATTACAAGACTATTTGATAGTCAAGGCCGTAAAGCACATCTCTATAACTATTTGAAGTACTATATGGTGCGTGATATGAGAACTTATATTGATGCTAAGTTTAACTTTGAAAATAAACAAAACGGATTTACACCTATTGCCGATTCAGAAAAATGGGATAAAATATTTAAAGCGCACGATAGCTCTTGGGATGTCTTAGCTGATGTACTCAGATTACAAGCGATCGTAAGAGCAGAAAACGATTTGGAGCAAATATGAAAATTGAAATCAAAACAGAAGAACTAAGAAAACATAGTATTTTTGTTGGCACACCAATGTATGGTGGTCAAGCAACAGGCCTTTACACGAAGGCTACCAACGATCTAAGCATGTTATGTGCTACTCATGGTATCCCATTAAAATACTATTTCCTTTTCAATGAGAGCCTTGTACAACGTGCTAGGAACTATATAGTAGACGAATTCATGCGTTCAGATTGTTCTCATCTATTATTCATTGATGCAGACGTTGCATTTAACCCTCGTGATGCTTTAGCATTACTTGGTGTACATTTACAAGACCCTGAAGAATATCCTATTGTAACTGGACCTTATCCTAAGAAAACAATTGCATGGGAAAAAGTAGCTAAGGCAGCTCAAATGGGCAAGAGTGATGAGAATCCATTTGAACTAGAAAGATTTACATCAGACTTTGTATTCAACCCAGTTAAAGGTATGCAACAATTTAAATTGAGTGAACCTGTTGAAGTACAAGAAGCAGGAACTGGATTTATGTTAATCAGTAGAGAAGCATTTGAGAAATATCGTGATGCATATCCTGAGTTATCATATCTACCAGACCATGTCAGAACAGAACAATTTGATGGCACAAGAGAGATTACAGCTTTCTTTGATTGTGTTATCGACCCAGATTCTAAGCGTTACTTATCAGAAGATTATTTCTTCTGTAAGCAAGCCCGCAAAGCGGGTCTGAAAGTTTGGATGTGTCCTTGGATGCAACTAAACCATACAGGAACATATATCTTTAAAGGTGGTATGGGTTCCATTGCAGAGCTTGGAGTAACAGCAACCGCAGATAGTACCTCTTCTAAAAAGAGTTACAAAAATGGTTGACAAATGCACACTAATGTGTTATAATAACCTTTCATAAACTAGGAGAAATTTATATTATGAAATTTTCTAACGAAACCTTGAGTGTCCTTAAGTCTTTCACCGCAATCAACAAATCTATTCAGATGAAGCCCGGTGGAATTTTAAAGACAATTACTCCAGAAAAAACGCTTATTGCAATTGCAGAAATCCCAGATGAAATACCAAGCGAAGCTTGTGTATATGATTTATCTAGATTCCTGTCAATTCTAGGCTTATATAATGACCCAGACGTTGAGTTTGGCGATAAGTATTTTACTATCTCAGAAGGTAAGAGGCGAACCAAGTATGTCTACGCAGACATCTCTATGATTCACACTCCACCCGAAAAAGATATAAATATACCATCTGAAGACGTCGTAGTAAGTGTAACGGAAAGTGACCTTTCCTCAGTACTTAAAGCGGCAGGAGTTCTTCAGTTCACAGAGATTGCATTTGTAGGTGAAAACGGCAAATGTACTCTGAAAGCAATCGACAGCGCTAACGACAACACAGATGACTTTGGTGTTGAAATTGGTGAAACTGACGATGAGTTTAAAGTCATCATTAAAACTGATAACTTGAAGCTAATGCCGATGGATTATGAGGTTACCATTTGTTCAAAAGGTATCTCAGAATTCAAAGGGGATAACGTCACTTACTTTGTGGCAATAGATTCAAAGTCAACATATAATAAAGGATAGGTGAAACTATGAATGACGCAGTACAAGGCAACTTCGGTGGCCAGCAACAGCAAGAAGAAGTCGTAATCAATATGAACGACCTCTCAACAATCCTGCAACTTATTGACGTAGTGTCAACAAGAGGCGGGTTTCAAGGTAATGAACTAGCAGGTGTAGGAATGTTAAGGAATAAGCTCGAAGCTTACCTAAGACAAAACATGCCACAACAAGAAGCTCCACAAGGTGCGGACGGTGAAGTGGATGTAGCTATGCCAGCAGCTGGTGAATTAGCTGACAAGTTGGTTGACTAGACCAACTCTCTTTCTCGAGAACAGGGGATACAGCTTACGCTTATCCCCGCTTTTAATTTTTTATATTATGATATTGGTGACCTATGCAACACAAAACAAATGAAGTACTCTGGGTAGAAAAGTATCGTCCACAATCTATAGACGACACAATCTTACCAGACAAAATGAAAAACACGTTTCGTAAATTTGTAAACGACGAAAACGTACCAAACTTATTACTAACCGGCGGACCAGGAGTAGGTAAAACTACGATCGCTAAAGCTATGCTCGATGAAATGGGCTGTGACTATATCGTCAAAAATGGTTCCCTTAATGTGAATATCGACACTCTTCGATATGACATCTCAACTTATGCAAGTGCTGTTTCCCTTAGTGGTGGCAGAAAATATGTAATCTTTGACGAAGCAGATTATCTTAGTGCAGCTAATGTACAACCTGCTCTTCGTAATTTTATTGAAGAATATTCAGCGAACTGTGGATTTATATTTACTTGTAATTTTAAGAACAGAATTATTGCTCCACTCCGTTCAAGGTTATCTGAAGTAGATTTCTCTATTGAACAGACAGAGCGTCCAGCTCTTGCTATGCAATTCTTTAAACGAGTTATTAATATTCTTGAGAATGAGAATGTTAACTACGATAAAGCAGTTGTAGCAAAAGTTATTGAAAAACACTTCCCAGACTTTCGTAGAGTATTAACTGAACTACAATCTTATGCAGCTTCAGGTAAAATTGACGAAGGTATATTTGTAAATCTAAAACAAGAAAGCATTGATGAGTTATTTAACTTACTCAAAGCGAAAGACTTTACTAATATGCGTAAATGGGTAGCAAGAAACTCAGACCAAGACATGAATGAAATGTTTCGTAGAATATACGATGCATCATCTGAACGAGTAGAGTTTAAAACATTACCAGGATTTGTAGTCACCATAGCCGACTATATGTATAAGAGTAACTTTGTAGCTGACCAAGAGATTAACATGGTTGCTTTTCTAACAGAAGTTATGATTGAATCTGAGTATCTCTAATGAAAATTGATTTTCGCAAATCATATGATTGCTTTAACTGTAGTGAGCGTATTGAAGGAGGTGAAGAATACACTCTAAAGTACCAAGCATCAGATGGCGAAGCGGAAGTCAAAATGTGCGCAACTTGCGCTAAAGACTTTAATGAGATACTCATAGGAATAGAGGAAATACAAAATGGCAAAGGGTGATTATAATCCATTTGATTTTATGAATGCTGTATCTTTTACTAAAGCAGACATAATCAAAGACAACGACAATCCAGAATTAATTGAAAAACAATACAATGCGTATATTGTTAACCGTGGGTTTACGAACTTCGAAGATACTATACTTCATGCAAATGAAATGAATCAACGACATGAGTTATTCCCAGCAGCACAGTTTGACTACTATCGTGCTGTATTGCGAAAGCGTAAGAGATTCTCTAAATGGCCGAAGGCTGATAAAGATATTAATCTCGATGCAATCCAAGAAGTATACCAATGTAATCGTACTGTAGCAAAACAATATCTTAAAGTTCTCAATGAAGAACAACTTAAAGATGTCCATGCACGCCTCGTGACAGGTGGTTAAGTTTTGAAAAAGATAAATAATCCTATAGTGGTTATATACCATCAGTCACATAATAATTAAAGGTGAATATGTATCATGGAACAAGAAGATATTTTTAGAGGTGTAGGCGTTGAAGTAACGCTTCCTACGCCTGATAGTTTCTTAAAAATTAAAGAAACACTCACAAGGATTGGTATTTCAAGTCGTAAAGATAAGAAACTATTTCAGTCCTGTCACATACTGCACAAAAAGGGTAGATACTCAATTCTGCATTTTAAAGAATTGTTTATCCTTGATGGTAAGCATAATACTTTTACAGAAGAAGACCACGCTCGTAGAAACACGATCGTTAATCTTTTAGAAGAGTGGGAACTCGTAAAAATTGTAGATGCCGAAAAGACGAAAGACCCTGTCGCATCGCTAAACCAAATCAAAATTATTTCTTATAAAGAAAAAGATGATTGGGAATTGACAGTCAAGTACAATATAGGAACATCAAAAAGTAGTTGACAAAAACATAAATTTATGTTATAATATGGTTATTGATTATGAATGTTTATAAAACAAAAGAATGTGCAATCTTTCCAAATTACGCTACCACAGGCAGTGCTTGTTTTGACTTGTCTGCAGCCTTTGTGACTGGTGAAAAAATAAAAGCGTATAATACAGTTAATAGAAAAGTAGAAGTATTAACTAAAGAGATTGAAGGTCAACCTGCCTTTCTTCTACATCCAGGGCAAAGAGCTCTGATTCCAACAGGTTTAATTTTCGACATACCTGAACATCACGTTATGAAAATGTATATTCGTAGTAGTGTAGCCTCTAAAAGAGGTTTAGCATTAAGTAATGGTGTAGGTATTATAGATTCTGATTATGTTGATGAAACGCATATTTTGGCGCTCAATATATCAGATAGTTTAATTCGTATTGTACACGGTGAAAGATTAGCACAATGTGTTATAGAGCCTGTACAAACTTATGATTTGGTAGAAATTTCTGAACCACCGCTACAGAAAACTGATAGGAAAGGTGGTATAGGAAGTACTGGAACTTAAAGAACTTTTCTCCAAACGTTTTGGATTCTGTTCTGCTTCATTAGTAAATGAAAGCTATTAAGTTGTTTTTTAATGTATTGCATGGTATTACCTTTTGTTAATATATAGTATATACATTATATTTATATCAATTGTTACACTTGTGTGACAAAAAGGTGAACTAATTATGACTAAAGATGATACGTTAATTATTAAAATTAACAAAGAACAGAAAAAAGAATTCATACAACTATGTAAAGATGATGATACGTCAGCATCTCGTGAAATAAGAAACTTTATTAAGATTTTTATCAAGCAAAATACACAGTCTGTATAAATAAAATTGTGAATACGAATTATCGGTTCACATTAGCGGTGTGCTAACAGCCACCAATTTAGTATAACAATAATCTTGCTTAAAAGGAGATAACAATGACTGGATTTAATATACACAACCTCGCCCCGTTCACAGTGGGCTTTGACCGAATCTTTGATAGATTGGTCGAAATTGAAAACCACCCTGCTAGACAAACGCAATCAGGTTTTCCACCTTACAATATTCGCGCTTCTAAAGACGAGCTAAAGTTCTCTATTGAACTTGCCTTAGCAGGTCTTTCAGATAAAGATGTAGATATTGAAGTTAAAGAAAATCAATTAACTATTAAGTCTGTATATGATACAGATAATGGTAGTGATGATTTTGTTCACAAAGGAATTTCTAAAAGGAAATTCACTCGAAGCTTTACTCTTGCAGATGACATTGAAGTCGTCGGAGCTAGCTTCAAAGATGGTTTATTGACTATTGGATTGGAAAGAATTATTCCAGACCACAAGAAGCCACAGAAAATTAAAATCAATAATAAAAAGGAATTCTTAGTAGAATAACTTTGACGAGAGGGTGTAATGCCCTCTCACTAACTAAATAGGAATATATTATGGAAACTAAAAGAATACCCGACGTAACATTTAAAACTCGCTCTCGAAATATAGATACTGGTGATTTTGAATGGCAACATCCAACGACTGCTGATTATTTTGGTGGTAAAAGGGTAGTTGTATTCAGCTTACCTGGTGCGTTTACTCCAACATGTTCTAACTTCCAAGTACCTGGCTATGAAGCAAGGTTTGAGGATTTTAAAGCAGAAGGAATTGATAATATTTATTGTATATCATGTAATGATTCTTTCGTTATGAATGCTTGGTTACAAGACCAACGCGTTAAAAATGTTGAATTTATACCAGATGGTTCATGCGAATTTACTGCTGGAATGGATATGATTGTAAATGATGGCGTGGTCGAAAAGATGTTTGTCGAACCTGGTAAATCTGATGATTGTGAAACTGACCCTTATGGAGAAACATCACCTGAAACAGTATTAGATTTTCTTAGGGGAGCCTAATCAAAAACAATCCACGTAGGTGACATCCTGCCCGGCCGTTTTTGGAGGACCTGTAACTGGGTCCTTTTTTTATGTAACTAATCCAGGCATGTCGATGTAGCTTCCGCCTCCACCGCCGCCTCCGCCACCGGAGATACGAGTATTTGCTACTCTTGCTCCACCAGTTGATGATTGAACTGATATAGGATTAGTACTATTGTTTACGTTATTAACAACAATTGGACTGCCACTATTTGCTGATGACATTGCAGATGCAATTTTTTCAGACATATTAGCAATACTTGAACCTGTTCTTAATCCTTCAAGTATTTGTCCTTCTAAACTTGCTCTTGGAATAACTGCTTCTTCGCCGTGAAGCATTGCGAATGTTCCTTGGCCAAAGTCTTTAAATCCTTTTGTACCACGATTAAACGAAGGTATACCTTCATTATCTAAAATAGCTGAAATGATTGGGTCGTTTTTAGCTTGGTTTACTATTTGGCTTGTTATGGTTTCTAATTGTTTATCATCGCGAGCTTGAAATTCACTGATAATTCTAAATATGTTATTATAATTAGCAGAATTTGGATCGTTATTCTGGTTAATCATAGATTGAGCATACATCTCTGCAGCTTTTGCGCTATATATTCTTCCACCTGACATTGACTGCATTCGTGCTGACTCAGCATACAGTGCACTTATAACTTCTTGTGAATATGTTCCATCTTCATTAACATAACTGCCACGCCTTTCTTTAATTTCATTAAATTTTGCAAGGTCAGCTTCATATGCTTTTAGGGATTTTTCTTTTGCAATGCGTTCAGCTTCTGCAATAGCTTCTTTAATATTTGCAATATTTGAATCTAATTGAGCTAATTGGTCATCAGTTAGTTTTAAAGTATCTCGTAGTTGTTCTGCTCTTTTTAATTTTCCTTTTAATATACCTACTTCGCTACCTTCGCCCAATAAAACATCTTCGTAATTGTTGCTATAAGTATCAGCATCTTTATTATGGTTAACAACATCTAGAGCAGTTAATCCCATAAATGTTACTATACCAGCAATTCCCGCTCCTATAGGTCCAGTAGGAGCAAATAACATTGCGATCGTTGCAGCTTGCGCTGCGTTACCAACTACAGAACCTATATCGCTAGGTCTTACTGGAACTTTTGCAAGAGCAGCTGGTGAAAACTCGTCTTTTCTAAGAAATTTGGTTAATGCAGGCATTGCAAATTCTATAGCACCAAATATAAGACCAGCTATACCGACTCGTATTGCAGTTTTTCTTTTCTTTAAACTTCCATCATTTGCGTCGCCAGACCCTGGCGTAAACATTCTAGCAAGAGCAACAGTTGAAAGAACACCTGCTCCTTTTTCTACTACTTTAACTGCGCCATAACCTCCAGCTGCAACTGTCATTGCACTTAAGAAGTCAGCACTTGAAATAAATGCTAAGTTTTTCTGTAATTGTTCTACATCAACGGAAGTAAATATTTTTTGAATGCCACCTATTATCTCAAACACACTAGGTAAATCAGCTATTTTTCCTTCTGGTCCAAAATAATCCGGTAAATAACCTTCTAAAAATCCTGACAGCGCGGTATATCCTATAGCAGCAACAGCTGCGATCGTTGCAAGACTAAATGCCTTTTTAATCCCTTTAATAAGAATACCGTCTTTGCCAAATATTTTTAGGTCTGATTTTTCTCTTTGCTTCTGATGTTTTTCTTTTGCTGCTAAATCTTTCTTTTCGAATTCTTGTTCACGCTTAATGATATCAGCGTTATTTTTCTTATATTCTTCTAATTCTTTTTCGTTTAAATCTTCTAGCCTTAAATCCCTTTCGGCTTTCATTCTATTAAATTCAGATTGTTCCGTATTTAAAGCTTGAACACCAGTCATAGCTTTATGTATTCCGTCAAGAGCAGGTTTAAGCTTTTCTACTATAGTTTCTTTGACAGATTTGATTGAGTGAGCACCGTCGTTACGCAGAAGTTCACCTTCGCGTATCAGTCGTTTTCTAATGTCATCTAATGTCGTTGCCGTGGCCATTTATTTTATCCGTTTTTTGCTTGTTCAGCTCTCTCGTTTTGTTCTTTAATATGATTAACTAATAATTCAAAATATATATCTCTTTCGTATGGCATCATATTTTCAATTTCACTAATACTCCATTTGTGATGCTGGGCCATCGCAAAATTAGTGTCATAGTAATTTTGCAAGTTAATATGACTCAGCGCTAGGTAAAAAAACTTCGCATTCCCTCCACAACAAATGTTTTCTCATCTCCATTACTATTAGTGTATTTCATTTCTTGTTTTAATTTAGGCATAGTTTCAAAAAATCCAGTGATTTTCTTTATCATGTCACCAGATAAACTATCCATAAATTCAGTAATTTGTTCTTCATTATATTCTTTAAAATAATGTACTTCATCTTCAGATGCAATATAATCTAAACAAGATACTAACATAATATAGTCAAGCAATGGGTCATCTTTATCTGCAGTAACTAATTGATGAAATTCTTTAATAGTTGGATATCTTAAAAATAACCTAAATTCATCATTAATTACAACTTCTTTTGTATGACCTTCTTGAGTTTCTAATACTATATTATCAATGTCGAACTGTAATTCAACATCTTCGTTTGTATCTTCGTCTGTAATTGTAAACGCAATAATGTTGTTAACACTCCTTGCTCTTAGGTAGAGTAACACGTACTCTAAATCGAACATTGCAAGCTCATCAACATTTTTATCAAGTAAACAATTACCTATAACTTGTTTTGCAGATAATAACTCTAATTCTGCTTCTCCGCTTTGTTGACCTACTAAAAGAATCTTTTCTTCTTTTACACTAAATGGTCGATATTGTACTTTTTCACCTGTTGATGGAAGTGTTAATTCCCCAATTGGTAAATCAATTTTTGGTAATGACATTCTATAAATCTCCTATCATATAATATATTTAGCTGCCTGGTAAGTTGTCTAATTTGTCTTGTATCTGTGCAGATAATTTAGCATCAATTTTTTGCTGTAAATCTGCATTAACTCTTTGAGACATTCTTTTGCCAGCTTCATCTATTGTTTTATTTCTTTGTGCATTAGTAGGTCCATCAAAAAAATCTGAAAGATTATCGTATGAACCTCTAACTCGTTGTAATCTGTTAACAGCATCCTGAATGCTTGTTATTTTGCCTTGTCCTATTGTTTGTTTCGTTACATCAATAAAACTTGCAATGTCTGAAAGTGTATCAAGTAATCCACCACTTTTTCTTTGTATTTGTGTTCCTACTTTATCACCGGAATAATATATTTGGTCATATGCGAATGATACAGTAATTGTAGCAAACTGGTCATTGCTATCCCATGCTAATGCAGTATCACTAATAGCAAACGGATAAATGTTTTCCATTGTTGTTTCATAATATTTAGCTTGTGAGCCTTTGCCTAAAGATTCTGTACTATAATGTCTTATATTCATACGACAAGCATATTCATCTTTATAACCCAATTCGTATGGAAGCTGTTCACCGTCGATTGCACCAAATGTGCCAGTTTTAGTACTGAAGTTCATAACTCTTTGCAACCAATTGTGAAAAAATGAAAGTACGTTGTGATCGCTATCTAATAAAAACGTACAAGTAATTGGTTGTGGAGTCATTCGCATTGGAAATGATGTTGGTAATTGTGCAACATTAGTCATCTGTCCTTGCTCAACTTGAACTCCTGGAAAATTGACTTGATTACAAAAGAATGATATACTTCTAGCGTCCAT